AATACTACAATCTCTGCATGGATACAGTGGTCAATTTGGTGAGCCAACTGGATTTAACGTGTCGAAGGCAGATGTATTCTGGCTATACAACTCCTACGACAACACAGAAAAGATGGGTCAAATCTTTTTAGATTGCACCCTATACATTCCAACGTAAGACAAGACTTGTTCAACCACTTGAAGGATTGAAAAATGGCACTTCCGAATAAAGTCTTGCCGGGTTTTTCTGCGGCGATGTACGCCCAATCTGGCGCAACTCCCACCCCGTTGACCACCGCCCAACTTTCGCTTGTGGCGAGCGTGTCTCCGATTGCCGTGTCTGGCAATCAACTCAACATCGAAGCGGTCCCTGCGTTTGGCATGGATGACGCAATGGCTAACTTCTCGGTGGCCGGTTCGCGTCAGTCAGACAAGATTCCGACTCAATCGGCGCCCACCAGCATGACCATCACGGCTGCTTGGAACCCGAGCGATGCCAACATCACGCAAATGCGTACCGATGCCTACAACGGCACCGTGGACCGCACGTTTGTGATTGCTGCTACCGAGGGTAGCAACATCGTTTACTACGCATTCAATGGCCGCGTGTCGAACTTCCAGATCGATGCCCAGCCGAATGCTGAAGCTAAGGCGATTTTCACTGTTCATCCCCGTGGCAACCAGTACGGCTGGTCCAACAACGCATAAGGAGCTAACGTGGCACTTCCAAACAAAGTTCTTCCCGGCTTTAGTGCATCGCTTTGGATGCAGTCTGCCGCAACTCCCACGCCCCTTAGCACGGCCAACCTTTCGGTGTGGACTGCTCAGGTCGCAACGATTGTCGGCACTGCTGCTGGCGGCACTGGTGCTGCTGGCATTCAGTTGCCGGTTGAGGCTGTTCCTGCTTTCGGCATGGACGATGCAATGGCGAACTTCTCTGTCGCTGGCTCGCGCCAGTCGGACAAGATTCCCACGCAGTCTGCCCCGACTAGCATGACGATCACCGCTGCATGGAATCCTTCGGATACCGCGCTGCTGCAAATTCGTTCTGATGCCTACAACGGCACGGTTGACCGCACCTTTGCAGTTGCTGCTTACGACGGCACGAATACGGTTGCGTATGCGTTTAATGGCCGCGTGTCCAATTTCCAAATTGACGCCCAGCCTAACGCTGAAGCCAAGTGCATGTTCACGGTGCATCCTCGCGGCAACCAATACGGTTGGAGCAACAGCTAATGGCACTCAAAGCAATCATCGATGAGATTGCTAATGCACGGGCAGACATCAAAGCTCTCGCCCGTGCCCAAATGGTTGACCCTGCGGAAGTCGCTGCGGCACTTGCAAAGGCAAAACCGGGCACGGTTGAGCATGTGGTGTTGTCTGTCTTAGCAGAAGCACACCCGGCAAAAGCAGCGCCGCCTCCAACAGAAGAATAAGACAAGTGACGACAATAAAAAACACGAACGATCTGCTGACATTCCTAGAAGGTCAAGCAGCTCAAAGACAAGATTGGTTTGGGCACAAGCAGCAACGCATGACGGCCATCACATTGGCCCATGAGATTGCTGCTCGCCACGCCGATAAAATGAGTCCCGAAGATGTGGTTGATTACGCAATGGAGCTTAATCAACGCATCTTCGACAAGATCATTGACCCAACAAGACAAGGAAAGAAATGAAACTCTCTGCTGCATTCGGCGACATCTCCGCGCTCCGCACCAAATCGTTTGAGCTTGGTGGACACAAGTTCAAAGTGCGTATCCCTCTGTCTAAAGAGCTAGAGGCGATCACTGAGCGCACCAATCAAATTGACCCAGCCAAGTACGAAGAACGCTTTGCACGCCTGACCAAAGGCATGGAAGTGGTCAATGGTGATGTCATGGTTGATGGCCGGTCCACTAAAGAGTTGGTGGAAACTGCCATCCGGTTTGAGAACCGCACTGTCGAGTTCTTCAAGCTGTTGGTGGCCGACAGTGGCGACCTGAATGATTTGACCTACGAAGACATCGAATCTGAAATGCCGCTGACGGTTCAGATTGAGATGATCAATGCCATCGGTGATGCGATTCAACCTTCGTTTGGAGAAAGCCGAAAAAACTCCTAAGGGACACCCGTGCCCAAGTTCGGGCATACGTTTGGGCGCATGGTGGGTGTCCCGACAACATACCGGCCACAGATATGCAGAACATCGAAATCATGTTTCACGATGGAATGCTCGGGCCGAAGGCTACTCTGCTGGCGTTGAGTTCGCTCACCACCGGCAACCTCAACTCCAAACTCAAGCAGGGCACAAAGCCGTTCCGCATTGAGGATGTTCTCCCGTCAACGTATGACTACATTCATCCACCGTTGACATCGGAAGAGCAGAAACGTCTTGTCAGTCAACAACTGCTTGCATTCATTTCGCAAGCTCCGGGTGCAGATAAGGCGTTAAATGGCATACGTTCCAAGTAACAGCACGGTCAAGCTGGAGGGGTTCGCTGAGTTAGAGCAGCAGCTCCTTCAGATGGCGCAAGGCTATCGCGCTGACAATATCGCTCGCAACACGCTTGTGAAAGCGGCAGAGCGCGCAATGGTGCCTGTTCTTCTCGACGCAACGTCTAAAGCGCCGTTCGATGAGAACAACACAGACGGCATCCACATGAAATACACCATCCGACTGGATGCGCGCATTCCCACCGGGCGCGATCTGATGTCGGAGTATGTGAAAGAAACTGATGCGGCCATCGCGGTGGTGTCAGTCAAAAAGTCAGCCGTGTCATTGGCGCAAGAATTTGGCACCAGAAAGCTTGCTCCGCAGCCCTTTATGCGGCCAGCGATAGAGGGTGCTAGGGATAGAGTGTTGGGCATTCTGAAGACTGAACTTGCTCAGGCCATTCCGGCTTACGCGCAAAAGATCAGTCGCATGAGGAAGAAATAATGGCTTCAAACAATATCGCTCGACTTGGTGTTGTCCTCGGTCTGGACATGGCCGAATTCAGTGCCAATGTTGATGCCGCAATCGCCAAGCAACGTCATCTAAAAGATGAGATCAAGCGACATAGCAACGCGGCGGTGCGTGAGCTTAATGAGCTTACGAACGCGACAAAAGACTATGGCCGCGAAGTCACCAAATTAGAGCTAATTCAACGTCAGATTGACGCAGGCCGATTTGCCAGCGCAACTGATGACATGAAGGAGCGTCTGAAAGCGCAAGCCCGCGCTTATGACGAAAAGGTTGCGTCGCAAAAGAAATCGTTTGATGCCACCAAGCTCACGATAGAACAGCAGCAGCAGCTTGCGTTCCAAACGACCGACTTGGTGACGCAGATCGCTTCCGGTCAGAACGCTCTGATCGCAATGATTCAGCAGGGCGGTCAGCTTAAAGACACGATGGGTGGCTTCAGCAACATGTTCAAGGTGCTGGCCGCGCAGATCACGCCTTTCCGCGTGGCTGTTGGTAGCGCCGCTGTCGCTCTTGGCGTGCTTGGCGTGGCCTTCTATAAAGGCTACCAAGAATCAACACGCCTGCGTGATGATCTCATTCTGACTGGCCGTTATGCAGGCATCACGCAAGAACAGTTCCTGCGGCTTGCTTCTACCGTCAGTGACAAGCTCGGCACCTCTATTGGTAACGCCAAAGATGTTTTCAGCCAGCTTGTCGCATCTGGCAAGTTCACTCAGACCAGCCTAGATTCGGTTGGCGAAGCAATCCTGCGCGTTGCACAACTTAGCGGTAAGACTGCCGAAGAAGTCGCGCAAGACCTTATCCCGTCATTCAACGGTTCTGCGTCAGCGGCCAAGTCGCTGAATGACAAGATGCATTTTTTGACGTTGGAGCAGTACAAGCAGATTGCTGCGCTGGAAAAGTTGGGGCAGACGCAAGAAGCGGCCAAGCTGACCGCTGATGCTTTCAACGCAAAGATGGCAGATCAAGAGCGTACGTTGGGACTTCTAGAGGAAGGCTGGAAGAAACTAAAAAATGCAGCCAGTGCCGCATGGGATGCCATTCTGGGCATTGGTCGGCAAATGGACCTTGAGTCGCGACTTCAAAAACAAATTGATGATGCCACTGCGATTCTTGAGTCATCTGGCCCAAGCGGTGAAAGAAGCATTGAAATTGCAATGCAGCGTGATGACGCGCAACGTCAGCTAGATGCATTGCGTAAGAAGCGCGAAGAAGAAACCAAGAAGGCGCAAGAGGAATCGAAAAAGATTTCGATGTATGAGGGCGCTGGCGGTCTTGCAAAAGAGATGGCCTTGCGAGATGCGCTCACTAAAAAACAGTTTGACAATGCTTTTGCTGCGGCGAAAGACATGGCAACAGAGATCGGCAAAATTGAGATGGAAGCCGAAGAAAAGATTGCCAATGCCAAGCGAGAAATGGCAATCAGGAACCGTGAAGAAAACGGTGTTTTTGCCGCTTTGCGAGAAAGAGAGCTTGCTGAAGACATCGTTGGCATCAATTTGGAAAAAGAGCAAAAGATTCGCGCTGCTCAAGGTGCGCGCATCGGCGCAATGATGGCCGCTGAACAAGAGTTCAAGGAGAGCTTGCGCGAAGACATGATGATTTATGAAGCGCAATTTGCCATTCAACAAAACTCGCTAAACCTTGAAAACAAAGCACTTGAGTTGAAGAAGCAAGAGCTTGAGCTTAACGGTCAGAACCTCTACATGTCTGACCTTGACCTTCAGAAGCTGCGGCTCCGCATGGAGTACGAACAGCGTCGAGAGGCTATCCGGCGCGATCCCAAGCTGTCATCAGAAGCTACTCAATCCATGATCGATCAGCTTAACGCTCAAGAGCAAGCCAAGATCGGTTTGATGGAAATGGAACAACGTCTTAGCGCGCTGCGAAGCATGAGCAATAGCGTGTTTGAAAACATGATGCGCGGCATCGAAACCTTCGTTCGCACCGGCAAGATGTCGTTCAAGGACTTGGCTCGCAGCATCATCCAAGACTTGATAATGATTCAGTTGAGGATGCAGCTAATCTCAATCTTCAGAATGATTAGCGGCAATGTCGGCACTTCTCTGGCCTATGGCACCAACATCGGTTCTCAACAAACCAACATGCTGGCCGCGCAAGACGCTTTCTTCAAAGCCGATGGCGGTCCTGTGGCCGGCAACCAGCCGTACATTGTGGGCGAGCGCGGTCCTGAGTTGTTCGTTCCTCGCGGTGCTGGCACGATCATTCCCAACAATCAAATGGGCGGCATGGGCACTACCAACGTGACCAACAATTACATCAGCGCAATTGATGTGAAGTCCTTTGAAGAACGTATCTTCGGCAGCGCAAATGCTGTGTGGGCAGCAAGCACCTACGCACAGAAGCGGTTGCCTATCGGCGCAGGGAGAATGTAAATGTCATTCCAGACCATCGTTGACATCCAGCAGTCCATGACGGTGCAGAACCGCCGCATGGTCGGCCAACAGGTCACCCGTGGTGGGCAGATCAGAACGGCTCAGTATCTGAATGCCGTGCCGTGGGTGTTCACCATCGTGCCGCACAACTATCTGTATTACCCACAGGTGCGCGATGTCATCCAGACCATCGACAACCTTGATCGGCAACTTCCCGCCAACATCACGTTCAGCAGCGCCAACCTCCAGTGGTTCACGGCTTATCAAGGCGGCTTGAGTCTTGTGCAAGCTGCGGCTTTGACGCTCGCCAGCGTGCCCCCTGCCAACTCACAGACTATCACTGTTGGCAACCTACCCGCAGTCGGCTCTACGGTTGTGGTGTTCGCTGCTGGAGACTTTTTGCAGCTTGGCAGCTATGTCTACAAAGTCACGCAGCAAGTGCTGCGCGGCTCTGGCTCAACGGTTAGCGTGAATCTGCACCGCCCTGTTATCGGGACGCCCTCTGTTGGCACTCTGACTGCCGTGGGTAAGGATGTGTACTTTCCGGTTTATGCCGAAGTCTGCCCGATCTACTCGCTCACGCCTATGACCAACGGCGCGTTTGTGAACTGGGATCAACCGTTCGTGTTTCGGGAGAATGTCGCGCCATGACCACCACGATGACCGCGCTTAACAGCGCAAACATTCGACACGCGGAATTTGTGCGCTTGATTGTTGGCAAAGCGCCGTCTACGACTACCTACACGTTCTGTAACGCCGCGGCCCCTGTTACGGTCAGCGGAATCACTTTCAGCAACCTTGGGTCATTGCTGTTGGTGGGCGAAGTGCAGCGCGACATCAAGTCAACATCGTTTGACATGTCGATTTCCCTCACCGGCATTGACCCGAATAATGTTGCGTTGATCTTGTCGAGCGACATCAAGGGCAGCACGGTCGAGATGTGGCGCGGCTTTTTGGACTCAGACAATCAGATCATCACCACGCCAACTCAACAGTTCTTCAAGCGGTGGACCGGCATTGTCAACAACGTCAGCATCACCGAGGACTGGAACGATGAGATTCGGTCGCGTGTGGCGACCTGCACCATCACTTGCTCAAGCATGCGGCGCATCCTTGAGAACCGAATTGCTGGCGTTAAAACCAACAAGGCAAGCTGGCAGGCAATCTACCCCGGCGACGCATCGATGAGCCGGGTTGATGCGATTTCCAACACCTACTTCGATTTTGGCGGCAAGCCCAACAGCGGCAGCATTTCCGATCCGGGCGGCGGTGGCGGCGCTGGGCGAGATGTAAACATCCCTGATGAACAAATCCCATCGTGATCAGACTGGCAAACAAGTTCGACCTAGATGATTGCGTAGAGATGATGCGGCACTATGCCGCAGAGTCAAGCATCCATAAGCTAAGACAAGCGGCCAACCATGACAGTCAGTACGTCAAACAATTTTTGTTTAGTCTGATTGCTGGGCGCGGCTTCATTTGCATTGATAGCCAAAAGCGAGGAATGCTGGTTGCTATCGTCACGCCAAACATTTGGTGTCCCGGTGTAAATGAGGTCAAGGAACTGGCGTGGTGGGTTCACCCGGATCATCGCGACGGAACTGTGGGCGGCAAGCTATTTGTCTTTTTCCGAAAGCATGCTGAAGAATTGATTGAAGACGGCAGGGCAGAAATAATCACTGCATCGCTTATGGCGAACAGTCCTGCTATCGATCTTGAGGCGCGAGGCTTTCGCAGGATTGAATCGACGTTTTGTAAGGAATAAGAAATGCCAGCAACCATGATCCTTGCCGCCATCGGTGTCAGTGCAGCCACGATTGGCACATACGCATTCGCTGCGGCTGTCTTTGCGATCAACTTTGCTGTTTCGTACACGCTGACCCGGGTGTTTGGATCAAAGCCGCCTAAACAGCAAGACAATGGTGTTCGGCAGCAAATCCCGCCAAGCTCAGAAAATCGCATTCCTGTTGCCTATGGTGAGGCATGGATGGGCGGCACATTTGTCGATGCCGTGCTATCTACTGACAACCAAGCGATGTATTACGTCTTGGCGATCAGTCACATTTCGCCAAACGGTCAGATCACGTTTGATACAACGCAGTTTTACTACGGCGACCGACTGATTACGTTTGCCCCCGGCACTAATCGCGTTGCTTCGCTTACTGATGGTGCTGGAAATGTAGACACCAAGATTAACAACTATCTTTTTTTCAATCTCTACACATCGACAGATGCTGGGGTCATCACAACCGTGATGGGGTCTGCGCCTAACGTGGCGATGGGCGGGTCTGACATTCCTGCTGGATTGCGCTGGCCTGCGTCTGGTCGGCAAATGAATGGTTTGGCGTTCGCCATCATTTATCTGAAGTACAACACTGATGCTGGCACGACCGGCCTTCAGCCAATCACTTTTAAGCTCAATCATTCGCTTAACGGCACCGGAGTGGCAAAGCCGGGTTCTGTGTTGCAAGATTATTTGACCAGCACTGTTTATGGCGGCGCTGTTCCGCTTGCCAACATCGACACGGCTGCTTGTACTGATCTTGATACCTACTCGGATCAGACTATCACCTACACGCCCAGCGGCGGCGGCTCGGCAACTCAAGCGCGTTATCGGATCAATGGTGTCATTGACACTGGTGAAACTGCGCTCAATAACATTGATCACATTCTGACCGCTTGCGACTCTTGGCTTTCGTATCAAGCTGAAACGGGCCAGTGGTCGCCCGTCATTAACAAGGCTGAGTCTTCGTCATTCAGCTTTGATGACTCCAACATCATTGGCGAAATCCGCGTCAGCGCAACCGACATCACTCAGTCTGTTAATCAGATTGAAGCTTCATTCCCGTGGAAGGGAAACAAAGACAAGCCCAGCACGGTATTTCTTCAAACTCCTTCTGGTCTGCTGTACCCCAACGAACCAGTCAACAAGTTCACCACCAACTTCACGATGGTGAACGACTCAGTGCAAACCACTTACCTTGCAAATAGAGTTCTAGAGCAAGCCCGTGAAGACTTGATTGTTTCGTTCAACACCGCGTACACCGGCATTCAGGTCAATGCTGGTGATGTAGTGAGCGTGACCAACTCAGCTTATGGCTGGACCAACAAGCTGTTCCGCGTCATTAAGGTCAACGAAACCAGCTTGCCGGATGGCAACCTTGGTGCTCGGATTGAGATGAATGAGTACAACGCTCAGGTCTATGACGACTTCAGCATTACTCAGTTCACGCCCGCGCCCAACAGCGACCTTCAATCTGGCTATTACTTTCCGGCTCTTGCTGCGCCGACATTCACTGATCAGGCACCGACAATTCAGCCGCCGACATTTAGTGTCGTCTGCCAGTTGCCTTCGACCGTTCGCGTCACCAAGGTCACCCTCTACTACACAACGTCTGTTAGCCCAACAACTTCGGATTGGAAAGTCTGGGCCACTGAGATTGCGTCGAACGCTGCTGCATTTGCTGCGGGCCTCTCGCTCAAATTCCCTAATGTCAATCTTGCGCCGGCCACTTACTACTTCGCTTTTAATGTAGAAAACGAAGTGTCGGTGTCGCAGCTTTCATCGACTTCTATTGCTTTTGTTTGGGCACCTTCTGCTGCTGTTGGCCCGACCGGCCCAACGGGTACCGGCGGTCCTACCGGAAGCAGCGGTCCTACCGGAACTACCGGCGCAACTGGAAGCACGGGTGCAACCGGCACCACAGGCAACAAGACCGGGCGTGCTGTCATTTATCAATGGGCAATCACGATCCCCGCAGGCCCGACCGGCACTTCGACCTACACATGGTCAACCGGCAACATTAGCCCTGTTCCTGCGGGTTGGTCCACGTCAATTACGGCAGCACCAAGCGCAGGCTTCACGCTTTGGGCCGCATCTGTCAACTTGCTTGCCACTGATGCGGACGCGACTAGCACGATCAATTGGACAACCGCAAGCATTCTTTCGGCGGGATACGCAGGGGTGACAGGGCCGACAGGCACCACCGGCCCAACGGGATCAGGGACTGCGGGCGCATCGTCACGCATCTGTTTTGCGCGTGTGCCCAACAACCCTTCTCCGGTTTCAGGAAACATCACCACCACCGGCTCAAGCTCATTCCCATCTAGCGGACAGTCATTGTCTGTTTGGGGATTTGCGGCAACGTGGGGCGCAAGTGACCCGAACCCGTCTAGCACTGACTCGCTTTATCAATCGGACGGCATCTATGACCCGACTACAGGCAATACGGTTTGGACGACACCGTACATCTCAAGCCTAAAGGTCGGCACGCTGTCGGCCATTACGGTCAACACGGGTGCGTTGACTATTCAGAACACGCTGACAGTCAGCAGCACCGGCAACATCCAAGGCGGGCAAACCGACTACAACACAGGTACTGGTTTCTTCCTTGGCTATAGCGGAAGCGCATACAAGTTTTCTATTGGCTCATCGTCTGCGGCTTTGCTTTGGGACGGGTCTTCCCTTAGCTTGACCGGAAATAGCAATTTGACAATCGGCGGCACGGCCACCTTTCAAGGCAATTGGACTCCTGCGGCTCCTAGTGGATTCAACCCGAACACGGCTGTCTTTGTAGAGCAAGCCAATAGCAATCAAACCGGCATCACTGTTCGGATGTCCCGCACCGCGACCAACGGCTGCGGCATTTCAATTTACACGCCTCCGGGTGGCGGTCCATCGTCAGGTGGCCCTGCACTTGCCATTCAAGGCAATGGCGATTCTCGCGGCATCACGGTTAATGTCGTAACCGACCGCGCCGTTGAAGCAATTACTGCATTTGGCGCTGCTGTTTATGGCTATTCGACAAGCGGATCGGGCACCGCATGGGGTGGCTATTTTGTAACCACAAACAGCACTTCACGCGGCATCTACACCACCGGCATTCAAATGCCGCAAGGCAATGAATTTAGGTGGCAAAGCTCAACCGGCGGGATTGGTGCTTATGTCTACACAGACGGCAACGATGCGCTTTATCTAATCTCGGGCGCGTCGGGGTCAAGCAATCCCAAGGCTGTCCTGTTCGGCACCAAGGCAACGGCTCGCGCTCGGGTGGAAGATACCTTCCTTCGTCCCGAGGTAGACAACTCAATGACCTTGGGCGCGGCATCCTTCCGATTCGTGGATGTGTACGCGGTTAGCGGATCGGTCAACACCTCGGACGAACGGGAAAAGAACATCCTTGGTGACAACCCTCTCGGGCTTAACTTCATCAACAAGCTGCAAACCATCCAATACAAGTGGAAGGTGGCGCAGGCTGCGGTCAAAGAAAATGTCTTCGACGATGAGGGCAACCTGACGGGCGAACGGGAAATCGAACCGGCTCGGGAGGGTGTGCGTACCTTCCACGGCTTGAGTGCCCAACAGGTCAAAGCGACCCTAGATCAGCTTGGCGTGGATAGCTTTGCCGGGTGGGTGTTGGCAGACAAGGACGATCCCGACAGCACTCAGGGTTTGCGCTATAGCGAATTCATTGCCCCGCTGATCAAAGCAGTGCAAGAGTTGTCGCAAAAAGTTGCTGACTTAGAGGCTAGACTTAAATAAAATTTGGCAAGACAAGACACCATCCCGTAGCCCCGCGAGAGTGCGGGGAGCGTCACCACCCGAGTTAGGGGAAACAGGATGTCGAGCAATCAGGGCTTCCTGTGCTTTGTAAGAAAGGCAGGGTAAAGCCATAGCGATCTTCAACAAAAATACGCTTGCTCAAGTAAGCGGGTTCGACAATCCCATCCTTGCCGGTGAGTTGGTTTGGAATCAACAAACTTACTGGAATCTCGCATTTACCAACTGCGCCACCGGCCTGCCCCTGTCTCTTGTGGGTGCCACGATTGACGCGCAGATTGTTCGCAGGCAAGTCAGCAACATCGTAGACACCCGCAACGGGTTGACCTTTGATATTGCCGACTACACGCCGACCCCCACGCCGGTCAGCTTGACGATCACCAACCGGGTTGATGCCGCAGGCACTTGCACCTTGGTGATTAACGATGCCACTTGGTCGCTGATCAACAGTGATCCTCAGTTGGAAATCAATGCTCAAGACTGCGTAGGTTTCTCGGGTCGCGTCAAAGTCTCTTTCCCTGCTAGTGGCTCAACTCCACCGGATGACGCAATCATCTTCTTGTTGTTCCTTGTTCGTTCTGATGGAGTGGTGGTGGTATGAGCAACATTAAAGTTGTCGTTCAAGACGGTAACAACGTCAATCTTCAAGTCACCCCCACGCCCGACATCAATGTCAGGCTAGACCGCAGCGTAGCGGGTGCCACTGGTCCCACGGGTCCATCGGGTAGCGGACCGACTGGGCCTACCGGCGCTACAGGCCCAACGGGCGCCCCGTCTACGGTTGTTGGACCTACTGGGCCTAGTGGAGCAACCGGACCCACAGGTCCGACTGGTGCGCCATCTACGGTTGTCGGCCCAACTGGCCCGACCGGCCCCACTGGCACGCAGGGTGGACAGGGCAATATCGGCCCTACGGGTCCGCAAGGCGTTCAGGGCATCCAAGGCATTCAAGGCGATCATGGGCCTACCGGCCCGCAAGGCCCGACCGGATCACAGGGTGTTGCAGGCCCAACCGGAACGGCAGGCCCGACCGGAAGCATTGGAGCTACCGGCCCGACCGGCGATCAAGGTGCCCAAGGCAATATCGGCCCGACTGGCCCTCAAGGCGTGCAAGGTCCGCAAGGTGATCACGGCCCTACGGGTCCACAAGGCGCAATTGGCCCGACCGGGGCGCAAGGCAACATCGGCGCAACCGGCCCAACTGGCGCCCAAGGGGACACTGGACCTACAGGACCGCAGGGCGTACAAGGTATTCAGGGTGACCAAGGTGTGCCCGGCCCGACCGGCCCGATTGGGCCAACGGGTTCGCAAGGCAATACAGGACCGACCGGCCCGACTGGCGATGCCTCAACCGTGCCCGGACCCATTGGTCCAACAGGCCCGCAAGGTATCCAAGGCGACCACGGCCCGACCGGGCCTCAAGGTATCCAAGGCGATCAGGGCTTTGTCGGGCCTACTGGTCCTCAAGGCTCAACCGGCCCCACGGGACCGCAAGGCAATCCCGGCGCAGGCGGCACTGTCGCGTATTGGGGATCATTTTGGTCTACCCAAGATCAAACTGCTGCGGCTGCAAATACAGCTTATTCGGTTACGCTCAACAACACCGATCCTGACTCAAACGGGATTAGTGTTGTCTCAAATAGCCGCGTCACGTTCTCTCAAGCGGGAACTTATAGCCTGACGTTTTCGATTCAGTTCGTCAACACCGACACGCAGATTCACGATGTCAACGTGTGGCTGCGGAAGAACAATGCGGGAAGCTCGGGCGATGTTCCTGATTCCGATAGCAGGCTGAGTATTCAGCAACGCCACGGCGGCGTAGACGGCTATGGTCTGATGACCGTCAACTTTGTGTTGAAGTTGGCGGCGGCAGATTACATCGAAATGATTTGGGCGGTAACGGACACCAACATATCGATCCAAACCGTCCCGGCAGGCACCGCGCCGGTTTCGCCGGTCATCCCCGGCGTTATCTTCACGGCCACGCAAGTCACCTACACGCAAAACGGTCCTACCGGCCCTGCCGGTCCTACGGGTCCGCAGGGTTTTGTTGGTCCCACCGGCCCGCAAGGTCCGCAAGGCATTCAGGGCACTCCGGGTGATGTGGGCGCAACTGGTCCCACAGGGGCACAAGGCAACACCGGCCCGACCGGACCTACGGGCGATGCTTCTACCGTTCCCGGCCCGACTGGGCCAACCGGCCCCACCGGCGCTCAAGGCATTCAGGGCGATCATGGCCCAACCGGACCGCAGGGAATTCAAGGCATCCAAGGCGATCCGGGACCGCAAGGCAACACCGGACCTACTGGGGCGCAGGGTGCAGTAGGGCCGACCGGGCCGACTGGCGCTCAAGGAATCCAAGGCGACACCGGGCCGACTGGACCGCAAGGACCGCAAGGCATCCAAGGTGACCAAGGCATCCCCGGACCGACTGGGCCTACCGGCGCACAAGGCGATCAAGGCGTTGCAGGCCCGACCGGGCCTACGGGCAGCACGGGCGCTGTTGGGCCTACCGGCCCTACGGGGGCGCAGGGCATTCAAGGCGATGTCGGCCCGACCGGACCGCAAGGGGTTCAGGGCATTCAGGGCGTGCAAGGCAATACCGGACCTACGGGCGCTCAAGGCCCGACCGTGTATCCCGACGCGGGTATTCCGCTGTCTACCGGCACGGCATGGGGCACTTCGTTCACCAATAGCGGCAACCCAATCGGCACTGCTTATGGCGGCACGGGGCTTTCTTCCTTCACCGCGAACGGTGTTGTCTATGCCTCATCCACGAGTGCGCTTGCCACTGGAAGTTCGTTCGTGTTTGACGGCACGAATGTGGGCATTGGGACGAGTTCGCCTATTGCACGATTGACTGTTTCAGATAGCAGCAATCCCAATAGTGGCACGATGACACTGGGCAACAATGCTACGTTTAACGGCACTCTTCAATACCTTATTGGCCCCGGTGAGTTAAGAATTTCACAAGTAGGCTCTGGTTCGCTTGGTATAACTTTTTATACCAACGGCTTGGAAGGTATGCGCCTGACTAGCAGCCTGCTGTCAGTTGTACCCGGCGCAACGATTCAAGGACTCACCGTAGGCCGTGGCGCGGGTGCTGTGTCCGACAACACTGCGGTGGGTGCGAGTGCTTTGGTGGCAAATACAACCGGAGCAAGAAACAGTTCATTTGGTTGGCGTTCTCTGTACTCTAATACAACCGGGACAGATAACACCGCCTTGGGCACTGCGGCTTTGTACACCAATACTACTGGTTCAACCAATATTGCTATTGGACGTGATTCTCTTCCACTGAACACGACTGGCTCAAGCAACACGGCAATTGGCTTAGAAGCCCTGCGCTCCAACACCACCGCTTCCAACAACGTCGCGGTTGGTTATCAGGCTTCGTACTCCAACACCACTGGAACCCAAAATACATACACCGGATATCAAGCAGGTTATTGGCAAAATGGCAATAACAATGCTGCTTATGGTTTCGGTGCTTTTGCAGGATCAAGCGGCAGCGCAAGTTCCTTCAACACCGCAATAGGCGTGTCTGCCCTTGCGTCAAATACTTCAGCCAACAACAACACCGCTGTTGGTTATTATGCAGGCTACGCCAATACCACTGGTACAGGTATTGTGGCTGTTGGTTTTGAGGCTTACTCCACCGCATCTACCGCTTCCAATAACACGGCTGTTGGTTGGACGGCGCTAAAAGGCAACACTACCGGCACGTTCAATACTGCGATTGGCGGTGGCGAGAGTGGCGTTGCTCGGGGAGCATTGGGCAATAACACCACCGGCTCCAACAATACTGCGCTCGGCCACATGGCCTTGCAGTCCAACACCACCGCCTCCAACAACACTGCTGTCGGTTATCAGGCGGGGTATAGCAATACGACTGGAGCCTCCAATAACTATTTGGGGGCAGGTGCTGGTTACTCATGCACCACGGCCAACAACAATACGGGGATGGGGAATTCTGTATTGAACCTGAACACAGGTTCTAGCAACTCTGCTTTTGGTTCGGCGGCTATGGCGGCAAATACCACTGGTGAAGGGAACGCCGCTTTCGGTCAACAATCGTTACGAAACAACACCACAGGGAACGACAACTCTGCTTACGGCTTTCAGTCCCTTTTTTCCAACACCACCGCCTCTAACAACACTGCTGTAGGTTATCAGGCCGGGTATAGCAACACGACTGGAAGCGTAAATGCTTTTGGGTGGCGCGCGCTTAGAGAAAACACCACGGCAACATCTAACAGCGCGTTTGGTCAGCAGGCATTATCGGCAACCACTACTGGAGATAACAACTCCGGTTTTGGCCTTCAGGCTCTGCTAAATAACACGACTGGCTCTTACAATGTAGCAGTTGGTACTTACGCACTTATTTCTAACACCACCGCCTCCAATAACACCGCCGTGGGTTATCAGGCGGGGTATAGCAATACGACTGGAGCGACAAATTCTGCGCTAGGCGCGGGTGCGTTATACACAAATTCTACAGGCTCACTCAACACCGCAGTAGGTTACGAGGCTTTATTTTCCAACACCACGGCAGGATGGAATACTGCGGTCGGCGATAGGGCACTGAGAGCAAACACAACGGGCGCAAGAAATACAGCCGTTGGGCGCAGAGCATTAACATCTAATACTACTGGCTCAAACAATACAGCCTTGGGCGCAGAAGATAGTGCCACAGGTTATGCGCCTTTGTGGTCTAACACAACTGGACAATTTAATGTTGCAATTGGCAACGCAGCCTTAGGTTTAAACACCACCGCTTCCAACAACACTGCTGTTGGTTATGAGGCGGGGTATAGTAACGCCACTTCAAGCGCCAATACTGCTGTCGGTTATCAGTCTCTCTACAGTACCAACGCAAGTGGATTCTCAACGGCTATTGGTTATCAGGCCGCGTATTCAAATACATCTGGGTATGTAACAGCGGTTGGCGATAGAGCATTAAACGCTAATACAACAGGGGATGAAGGTGTCGCGGTAGGCAGAGTTGCTTTGTTCGCAAATACCACTGGTTCATATAACACCGCGATTGGCACATCCGCACTTCAAGCAAACACCACTGCTTCCAACAACACTGCTGTTGGTTATCAGGCGGGTTACTCAAACACCACGGGTGACGTGACTGCTTTCGGTCGTTTGGCGATGCGGGACAACACCACGGGCGTGGGGTCTACCGCCATGGGCCTTAATGCTCTGTTAGTCAATACAACCGGAGGTAACAATACTGCGTTGGGATATGCCGCTCTCAGCGCCAACACCACCGCTTCCAACAACACTGCTGTTGGTTATCAGGCGGGGTATGCCAACACCACCGGCACGCTAAACACAGCAGTTGGTTCTTTGTCCCTTTGGGCAAACACCACCGGGAATTACAACGTTTCTGTTGGTCATCAGGCTCTGTACGCGAATACCACCGCCTCTTTCAACACTGCTCTTGGTTGGTATGCGGGACTCACGAATACAACCGGTGCGGGCAACCTGTTCACCGGTACATATGCCGGTGTTTTCAATACAACCGGATCGCGCAATACGTTCGTAGGGGGCATGGACCCCTCCGGTTATGGTGCGGGCCACTCAAACACGACTGGAGGTTTTAATACAGCAATTGGTACTGGTGCGCTTTCTCGTAACACCACAGCAGACACCAACACTGCTGTTGGTTATCAGGCTGCATATCTAAATATCACGGGCACCGACAACACGGCAACTGGCGTGTATGCTCTGTATAGCAATACTACTGGCGTTTACAATACTGCCATTGGTCGTTCGGCGCTTCAGTCCAGTACAACATCATCAAATCACACCGCTGTAGGCTATCGGGCAGGATTTAGCAATACTACAGGTGGGCAGAACACTGCAATTGGAGCGTATGCGCTCCAGTCAAATACCACGGCCAATGGCAACAGCGCGGTTGGTTATTCGGCTCTGTACTCAAATACGACAGGGGCTCTTAATGTCGCCATTGGATTTGAGGCTCTTTTCGCCAACACTACTCGTGAGGGTAATGTCGCTGTCGGTTATCAAGCAGGCAGAAATTTAAATAATGATTGGAATACTTGTGTTGGTTATCAGGCCGGTTTGAATATTACTACCGGGCAGCAAAATACTTTGATTGGGGGATATACCGGCAATTATGTAACTGCTTTGACCACGGGCAGTTATAACATCCATCTTGGAACTTATAGCCGCGCTAGTTCTGCAAGCGTCAACAACGAAATCATCATCGGCTACAACTCCGATGGGCGTGGTGCCAACACGGCATTCATCGACGGTTCAAGCGGAACTTACAACGCTCGGAATGCTTCCACTTGGTCAACAACCTCTGACCGTCGCCTAAAGAAAAACATCATCGACAACGATGAAGGTTTGGACAAGATTGCCGCGATTCGAGTGCGGAACTTTGAATACCGCACGGCTGATGAGGTTGAAGAACTTGATTCACGTTTTGCCATCAATAAAACCGGCGTGCAATTGGGCGTCATTGCTCAGGAACTCCAAGAAGTTTGTCCCGACTGCGTTAAGGAGGAATCCACGGGCGTGCTGTCGGTTGACACGGACAATCTGACGTGGCACATGATTAACGCGATTAAGCAACTCAAGTCTGAACTCGACTCGGTGAAAGCCGAACTTGCAACCCTGAAAGGAAACTGAAATGTCTGAAATCATCGACACCCTGACCCCTGAGCAAATCGCGCAGCACTACTCTGCCGCGATGGACTCGGTGAACCTGCTGAACGCCGGTAAGCCCGAAGGCATGGACGATGCCGACTGGGCCGATTGCAAGCAGCGCAACGTCGATCACCTGAAGATCATGGTCGCCAAGGACTTTATGCAAGACCAAGACCTTGCCCCGCTGAACGCTGCTATTGCCGCCAACGAATAAGGAAAAGACAATGAACGACAAGACTGAAATCAAGCTGACCCTGCAACTGGTCAACGCCATCCTGCAATACTTGGGCACCCGTCCCTATCAGGAAGTGTTCCCGCTAGTTGCAGAGATTCAGAATCAAGCAACTCCCCAAGTCCCGGTGCCGGACATGACACAGGAAACCACGGTGCAGTGATGGAATCGCAAGCCTTTATCAACAGCATTTTTGGTGTGGCCGCATTCCTCGGGGGATGGGTGCTTAACAACATCACGCGCACGATCAATCGGATTGATAAAGACTTGCGTGAGATGCCTCATGTCTATGTCACCAAGGACACTTACCATCGTGACATAGACGAACTCAAGGACATTTGCAGGCAAATCTTTGCCAAGCTAGATCACAAAGCAGATAAGTGATGGAACCGATCACCGGCATTCTTGCGGCAGTCTCTGCTGCTAATTCAGCTTTCACGGTTGTCAAGAAGCTAGTTGCTGCAGGCCGTGAGATTGAAGATGTTGCCGGTCAGATAGGCAAGTGGTATGGCGCATTTGGCGACTTCAACCGCCTAGCCAACGAGAGGGCAAACAAGAAGCCTTCCGTCTTCAAGCGACTCCTCCACGACGGCAGCATT